TGGCGCAAGACTTAATGCTCAAGAAATATGAACTTGAGTTAAAGTACAACACACAAATTAGCACTGCCGAGATCGAAGCGCGGCAGGCTATGGATCGTGAGGCCATGCAGCAGCAGTCAGCAATTGTCCAGCAGGCAGTGCAGACGGCGGCCAATGTGCCTCCACCCATCAACCTTAATGGAATGGCTCAATGAACGAAGAACAAGTACGAAAAGGCCGCCGGTCTGAGCAGTTTATGCAGGACGAGGTATTTGCAACGGCCTTGGAGAAGATGCGTGGCGATTTGCTTTGGGAGTTTGAGAACAGCAAGCCGGAAGAGGCTGCAAAGCGTGAAATTTGTTGGGCGCAGTTGCGTGCCATTGAGAATTTCAAGAATGAACTCACCAAAATGATCGACAACGGCAAGGTGGCACAGCGTGCCATTGAGCGCGCGCAAAAGAATCTTGTTTAAATAGGGAAATAGACCATGCAGACAGTAGCACCAACGCCAGCAGGCAGTGCCGTTCAAGGTCATATGAATATGGCTGAAGCAGCCGATGCACTTGTAGGAATGCTCCCCGATGAGGGACAAGAGGATTCAGGCGAGTCGCAGTTGCCCGAAGAGGGCGCGGCGGGAGAAGATGAGTTGCTGACCGATGCAGACGCGGATAGCAACGAAACTGATCCCGAACAATCCGAAGAAGATGAGAATTCTGAAGAGGAAGAACAGCCACAAGTCTTCACCGTCAAGGTTGACGGTAAAGAAGTCGAGGTGACGCTGGAGGAACTCCAAAAGGGATATTCAAGGACTCAGGATTACACACGCAAAACGCAGCAAATTGCCGAGGTGCGAAAGCACGCCGAGGCAGAGTTGCAGGCAGTGCGTGCCGAGCGCGAGCAATACGCTCATTTGTTAGGAGCTTTAGAGGCTCAGGTTCAGCAGGCAACGCAGCCAAACATTGATTGGGAACGTCTTTACCAAGAAGACCCCATTGAGTGGGTACGGCAGCGCGAGGTGATGCGAGAAAACCAAGAGAAGAATGCGGCTATTCAAAGCGAAAAGCAGCGTCTGTCTCAGTTGTCGCAACAGGAACAAATGCAGCATCACCAGATGGTGTTGCAGCAAGAGCAAGAGGCTTTGGTGGCGGCTATTCCAGAATGGAAAGATTCCAAAAAGGCTGCGGCTGAAAAAGCCATGCTCGTTCAATTCGGCCAAAAGGCTGGATTCTCACCTGATGAACTTAAGAATGTTCTCGATCACAGGGCGGTTGTACTGCTGCGAAAAGCGGCGCTGTACGACCAGATGGTGTCCAAGCGTGGACAGATCAAGCCGGTAACGAACAATGGGCCAAGACCCGCAAAGCCTGGTGCAGCGGGAAGAGTTTCTAACAATACTGAGGCATTGCGAGCACAACAGCGTCTTGCGAAAACTGGCCGTGTCGATGACGCGGCTGATGCCATCTACAAACTATTGAAATAAGGAATTCACCATGTCTATCGTAAGTAACACGTTCACCACATACTCTGCAAAGGGTATTCGTGAAGATTTGAGCAATGTGATCACAAACATTTCTCCCGAAGAAACACCGTACCAATCCAACATTGGCCGCGAAACTGTTCAAAACACTTTGTTTGAATGGCAAACCGATGCACTCGCTGACGCTGCTGCTAACGCACAGCTTGAGGGTGATGACGTTGGCACATTTGATTCAGTGACAGCAACCGTCCGCTTGACTAACTATGCTCAGATTTCACGCAAGACTATTGTCTTGTCGAACACTGAAGAAGTTGTCAACAAGGCTGGCCGCCGTTCTGAACTGGCATACCAGATCGCCAAGCGTGGCTCTGAACTGAAACGCGATCAAGAATTCATCTTCTTGAATGGCGGTGTTGCTGTTGCCGGCAACACTACCACTGCTCGCGTGACTGCCTCTTTGGGTGCGTTTATCAAGACCAACACCGATAAGCAAACCAACGGCACTGACCCAAGCTACACCACACTGCCAAACAGTGCGCGTACTGATGGCAACGTGCGTACTTTCACTGAAACCATTCTGAAGAATGTGATTCAGAAAGTATGGTCTGCTGGCGGTACACCCAAAATCCTGATGGTTGGCCCTGTCAACAAGCAGCGCGTTTCCGGTTTCTCTGGCATTGCATCTTCACGTTACAACATCAATGGTGGCGACCGCCCTGCCACTTTGATCGGCGCTGTTGATATCTACGTCAGCGATTTCGGTCAAGTTTCTGTCATCGCTAACCGCTTCCAGCGCGAGCGTGATGCATGGATCATTGATCCTGAGTACGCAAAGATGACTGTGCTGCGTCCTTACCAGCAAGTCGAATTGGCAAAAACAGGTGACGCTGAGAAACGTATGCTGTTGATCGAATTCGGCCACAAGGTGCTGGCTGAAAACGCTCACGGTCTGGCAGCAGACTTGATCACTTCTTAATCAAATAAGAGGAAAGGGGAGGAGAAATCCTCCCCTACTTACATGGAAAAACGATTTTTTGATGCAAACCCCGATAAGGGGATCACCCGCACCTGGCACTACAACGATCTGACTGATGAGGCAACAATTCAGACAACGCAGGACTTGACTGCCGTCATTGAGGCCAACAAGCGAGACTTTGCCGTCACTGACAACAAGGCGAATTGGAAGGGTGAATGGCACCATGTTGCCAGCATCCCTGAGTCAATCTACTTTCAGTTGAAGGCCGAGGGCAAGCTGGATGATCCGGTTTACATGAAAAAATGGTTGAACGATCCCGACAACAGGTTCTTTAGAGTGAGGCCAGGACAGGTATGAAATACATTGCAGTCTGCACGCCAGCGCGTGACATGGTTCATACCAATTACACCTATTGCATGGTCAATATGGTGGCGTACCACACGCTGAACACCACTGATGCTGTCAGTCTCAAGATACTGCAAGGTACGCTCATCCAGAATCAGCGTGCTGACTTGTGCCTTGACGCGATGCGCGAGGGTTGCAGCCACATACTGTTTATCGACTCCGACATGACTTTCCCGCAGGACATGATTCAGCGGCTGCTGGCGCATGACGTGGATATCGTGGCGACCAACTGCGCGCGCAGACGTATGCCTACAGGGCCAACCGCGCAGAACTATGACGAGAATGGCAAGCGCAAGTCGGTCTACACCATGCCCGAATCCAGCGGATTAGAGGAAATCGGCTCAGTTGGTACTGGCGTGATGCTGATCAAGCGCGAAGTGTTCCAAGGGATGTCTGAGCCATGGTTTGATATGCCGTGGCAGTACGACACTCGCGGCTACATGGGCGAGGATGTCTTCTTCTGCAAGAAGGCTCAGGAATTGGGTTTCAAGGTGTATATTGACCATGATGTCTCAAAAGAAATCGGACACATTGGCACGTTTGAATTCCGGCATGAACACACATGGGTCATGAAGGAACAGCTTGAAAAAGAGGCAGTCTAAATGGCATTGACCACCTACACCGAACTCAAATCATCACTGGCTGATTGGCTTAACCGGTCTGATCTGACTTCAGTTATTGCTGACTTCATCAGCCTGGCAGAGGCGCAGATGGAGCGCCAGCTGCGTACACGTCAGATGATTGTGCGTTCAACTGCATCATTTGCAGCTGCCGCCGAGTACGGTACGGTGCCTGATGACTTCTTAGAAGTTAAATCCATGAAGCTGGATACAAATCCGGTGACATCGCTGACATTCCAGACCATTGATGCAATGGATCAGCTGTCGAATACCACCTACTTGTCAAGCGGTAAGCCGCTGTACTTCACGGTGGTGGGTAATCAATTCAGGTTGCTGCCAATTCCTGATGGTGCATACACTGCCGACTTGGTTTACTACGCCAAGTTGACCAAGTTGTCATCTACTGTCGCAACCAACTGGCTGCTGACTCAGGCTCCAGACGTTTACCTGTACGGTGCGCTGTTACAGGCTGCGCCCTACTTGCAGGATGATGCGAGAATCTCTGTGTGGTCATCTTTATACCTGGCTGGCTTAGATCAGCTACAAGTTGCTGATGACCGTGGTTCAACCTCTGGCGGTGCTCTGTTGGCGCGTGCAAGGACATTCGGATGATAGTCACCACCACCAAAGGCGAGATGGATGATTCATTGCTGGAAAAGCGTGAAGGTTCATTGGACAATGACACCGAGACAACAAGCTGGGTAGAGTATTGGCTGGATGGTGAAATGGTTCACCGATCTGTCCACATGGCGCTCAAGCGCAGCGTGTTTGCTGATGGCATCACCCAACAAATTTAAGGAGAATTATCATCGCTAATACTCAAGCTATGTGTACCAGTTTCAAGGGCGAGCTACTTGTCGGCCACCACAATTTCGGTACTGGCGTGGTTCGCGCGGCGACCACAGCCGACACTTTTAAAGCGGCCTTGTACTTGGCCTCTGCCACTGTCAATGCGGCCACTACAGCCTATAGCTCCACCGGCGAGGTAACAGGCACAGGCTACACCGCAGGTGGTGTCACAGTGACATTTGGCACTGCACCAAGCACCAGCGGAACGACAGCATTTGTCACGCCAAGCGCCAGCATTACATATTCCTCTGTAACTTTAACCACTGCCTTTGATTGTGCGTTGATATACAACTCGACTCAGTCAAACAAGGCGGTTAGCGTGCATACCTTTGGCAGCCAGACCGTGACTGCCGGTACGTTCACGCTGACCATGCCTACCAATGACGCAAGCACCGGCCTAATCCGGTTGGCTTAACCAAGGGGCAGCGGCATGGCTGCATATGGAACAGGCTACTACGGCAAGGGTGTCTATGGCATAGGCAATGTTGTCATTAGCGGTAACCAGGCAACTGGTGCTGTTGGTACGCTACTAGCCAGCCGATCAATCCAAGAAGATGGGACTATCGCCACCGGCAATGTAGGCACTGTCGGATTAACCGTATCTGTTGCCATCACCGGCAATGTAGCTACTTGCGCTATTGGCTCGGTCTTAGCAGCATCAAGTAAGGCAGTTACAGGCAATGCGTCAACCCTGTCTGTTGGCAGCGTCACTCAGTCTGCTGCAATTGCTTTAACAGGTAATGCGTCTACAGCTGCTGCTGGCACTGTTGGGGTCACCAGCACTACATCTGTCTCAGGTAATGTATCCACCGGCGCTGTTGGCACGATGGGCGCTGAAGTTATATCGTTTCAAGCGATTACTGGCGTAAGTGCTACAGCATCAGTTGGCAGCGTATCAAATGTCATATCAGTTGCGATAATTGGAGTTGAGTCTGCTGGCTCTGTTGGCACAATGATTGGCTTTGGATGGGGCGCAGTGCCTGACTCCAGCGAGACATGGACGGCGCAATCAGACAACAGCGAGACTTGGACACCAGTAGCAGATTCCTCAGAAAGCTGGACACCAGTTTCAGACACATCAGAATCTTGGACAGATTTAGCAGACAATTCAGTAACTTGGCAAGAAGCCGCGTAAAGGGGATTAAAGAATGGCAGATACCACCACCACCAACCTACTGCTGACAAAGCCAGAGGTAGGTGCCTCAACTGATACTTGGGGTACAAAGATAAATACAGACATGGGGTTAATCGATGATGTCTTTGCTGCCGCTGGTACAGGTACATCAGTTGGCTTGAACATTGGATCAGGCAAGACATTGGCAATTGCCGGAACTGTTGTTTTAAGCGGAACATTGACTGCGGCAGATGGTACTGCGGCAGCCCCAACCATAGCTCACACAGGCGACAGCAATACAGGTATTTTCTTTCCCGCTGCTGACTCCATTGCAATTACTACTGCTGGTACTGCGGCTGTTACTTTTAATTCAACTCAAGTTCCAACATTTGCAAAAGCCGCAAGTGGCGGCATAACTATTCAAAAATTTACTTCTGGTTCTGGCACATATACAACTCCAGCAAACTGCAAATCAATTTTTGTTCGTATGGTTGGCGGTGGAGGCGGTGGTGCAGGTACAGGAACAAGTGCTACCGCTGGAACTGCTGGTGGTTCTACTACTTTTGGAACATCATTTTTAACTTGCACAGGTGGTTCTGGTGGATTTGTAACTGGAACTAACCAAGCAGGCGGTACAGCTACAGGTGGAGATATAAACATCGCTGGTGCAACAGCACCTGGTGCAGTTGGTGGCGTGACAAACTTTACAGGAGGTGCTGGAGGAGCAACACCTTTTGGTGGCGCTGGTGCTGGAGGATGTGCTGGAGCAGCAGGTTCAACAGCAGCAACAAATAGCGGTGCTGGCGGTGGTGGTGGTGGTGGCTTAACATCAACTTTGACAGGTGGTGGTGGTGCGGCAGGGGCATATTTAGAAAAGTTAATTTCATCACCAAGTGCAACATACGCATACGCAGTTGGTGCAGCGGGAACAAATGGAACTGGCGGCACAACAAATGGCGGTAGTGGTGGTTCTGGTTTGATTATTGTTATGGAGTATTACGTATGAAATACGCAATTGTTAAAAATGGTGTTGTTGTCAATGTCATTGAATATGATGCACAGCCAGCTACACCACCCGCTGGTTTTGAAAATGGGCATATTGCAATTCAAGAAGATAGAGCAAATGTTGGATTTATTTATGCAAATGGTCAATTCACAGACCCTAACCCGCCAGAATTGGTTGAAATGCCTACTATGCCAACATTGACCGATATGATTTTGTCCGATGCGACAGAGTTGGCAAAACTTAAACAGGCACTGGGGATAGCATAAATGAGCTTAGAAACAGACTTTTACGCCCACCAAGCGTCTTGCGATCAACGATATAAGAATATTGAAGAAAAGCTGGAGTCTGGTAAAGCTCGCATGACGCGGATTGAGTACCTGATCTACATTGTCATCGCCGCAGTGCTGCTTGGTCCAGGCTTTGCGGCTCAAATGGTTTCTAAGTTACTGGGACTGTAAAGCAATGTGGACCCCATATCCTTGTGCTTATTGGCCGCTGGAATCTGTAAGCAGATTCAGGCAGGCTGCGATTTATACCGTGAGTGCAAAACGCAGTTTGTTGAAATAAAAAAAACAAGTGAAGAGGTTGCTGCAATTGGCAAAGAGGCATATGGATTTTGGAAGCAGTTATTGCAATTCTTTGGCGGCAAGCCAAAGCCAAAACAGCAACAAGCCAATCCGGTAGTAGCAAAGAAGAAGAAAGAGAAGTTTGTTGAGGTAGACGAGGAGGAAATACTGAATGGAGTTGTAGATCAGCTCATTCAGTTTTTCCACTTGCAGCAGCAGTTGGCTGACCATATCCGATCTGAGGAGGAGAAGTCCAGAACAGTCTATGACCCTGACGCAAACCTGTTTGAAGCGGCCATCAAGCGAGTGAGGGCGGCTGACCAGATGCAAGTCATGGTCAATGACATAAGGATGGCGATGACCTGGAACGCTCCACCGGCACTCGGGGCGCTGTATTCCAAGGTCATGGAAATGCGTGAAATTGTTGGCGCAGAACAGGAAGCCGCTAGGCTGGCGCAGGAGTCAAAGGCTGAGAGGAAGCGATGGCAACGTCAGCAAAGGGAAGCAGGCCAACGATTAAAGTTGGGAGTAAGCGTCCTGACCCTTATTCTTATCCTATACCTCTGGCTCCTGTTTCTCGTCCTGACGAGCCAGAGGATCACATGATGGGAGCAGTAGGCTGGATAGTTTCAGTAATTCTCGTTGCCTTGATGCTGCCATTGTTAGCATTTATGCTGTTGGATACCTTAGAGCAAAAGCAAGAGGTGAAACAACAGCTGGAAAAGGTGGAAAAATTACGCCGTGAGATCGAAAGGAAAAATCGTGACAAGACTCCTGATTCCATTACTGATAATCCTGTCTTTGACCGTCATAGAAAATATTTGAAAGATTGAAATGAATATCTACTGCATTTGGGGACTTTCGATTTTTTTTGTATTGCTAACAGGTTGTCAAGATCGGTTTAGATATAGTTGTCAAGACCCAAGGAATTGGGACAATGCCGAATGCAAGCCGCCGATCTGTACAGCTACAGCGACTTGTCCTGAGATGCTTGTAACACCAGAGAAGGAAAAGAAATGACCACCATAGGCTATAAACCGTCCAGCAGACTGACTCCAGAGGAAATCGAGGTCAGAGTATGGGCATTCGTTATTTTCTCCATCACGTTGATTCTGGTGGGTTCTTGCGGTATGTACTTGTACTCAGTTTCATTTGTCACCCAGCCTATGGCGGGTATGGCCCCAATTGACAAGGTGTACACACAACAACTCTCCAACATCATGCTGCTTTGCACTGGCGTGTTGGGCGGTGTTGCTGGCCGATCTGTAATCTCAGCCAGCGCCAAGGCAGTTGCCAAAGCCGAAGCAATTGACAATGATGAGCCGCCAAAGCCATGAGTTTGCTTAACCCTTGGGTGATTTTGAGCATCCTAATTGCCATTGGCTCTGCCTTTGGCGGTGGATACTCCAAGGGTAAGGACGCTGAGTATCAGCGCCAGCAGCTGGAGATTACCGCGCTGAACGCCAAGGCTAGGGAGACTGAGAAGGCTATGGCGCAAGTGGCGCAGACATACGGTGACACATTACGAAAGGCGAATAATGCTGCAAAAGTTAAAGAGACAAAGCTGCGTGCTGATATTGCCACTGGTGAGCGCAAGCTGTTCATTCCTGTCAAAGCCGCCGAGTGCGCCGTATCAGCCGCCACAGATACCGCCGCTGCCGGTGGAGATCACAGCGGAACAGCATCAGCCGAACTTGACCGAAAGACTGCTGACGATCTTGTCTCCATCGCCGCCGAAGGAGATGCCGCCATCCGAAAGCTCAACGCCTGCATCCAAACCTACGAACAAATGAGGAACATGAAATGAATCTATCAGCCAATTTCACTTTGAAAGAGTTGACCAAGTCAGACACTGCAACCCGCCTTGGCATTGACAATACGCCAGATGAGTCCGTCATTGAAAGCCTGAAGCTGCTTTGCGAGAACGTCCTACAGCCGGTGCGAGATCACTTTGGCAAGTCAGTGACGGTGAATAGCGGTTTTCGCTCTCCCGAAACAAACCAGGCTACCGGAGGATCGAAAACCTCAGACCATTGCAAGGGACAAGCAGCCGATATTGAGATTGAGGGCATCTCCAACCCTGATCTGGCGCACTGGATCATGGACAACTGCGACTACACGCAATTGATTCTGGAGTTTTACACTCAGGGTCAGCCGAACTCTGGCTGGGTACACGTCAGCTATGACCCATCTAATCTCAAAATGCAGGAGTTAACTGCCGTCAAGGTTGCCGGTAAGACTACCTATTTGGCTGGCTTGGTGGCTTAATCCATGGCGCTTAACCTTGGTCAGCAGATCACGACACCAGCGCAGCCTAATCTTGGCTCGCCTGGTGCGTCCTATGACGAGAGGTTTCAGTCTCAGTCATTCGGTGCGCTTAACACCTACTTCAGCAAGCTGACGGCGCTGTTTGCGGCGCTGTTCGGGCCGCGCGGTGGTAAGTGGATCAATAATCCATATGGTGCGTTCCAAGATGGAACAGACCAGACTGCGGTCAACACCACTACGGCCTATGCCGTCACATTTGACACCACCGACTTCAGCAATGGCGTGACATTGTCAAATTCGTCAAGACTAAATGTATCTCAGGCTGGAATCTACAACATCCAATTCAGCATTCAAGTTGAAAATACCACTAATGACACGCAAGACATTGACATTTGGTTTCGTAAAAACGGCACTGATATTGCAAAATCAAACAGTGTCTATGGATTGCCGCCAAGAAAAGCAGCTGGTGACCCATCGCATTGCATTGTTGCATTGAATTTTTTTACCAGCATGGCTGCCAATGACTATGTACAGATCATGTGGCGTGTATCCAATGTCGGAGTGACGATTCAAACCTATGCCGCCGGTACATCACCAACAAGGCCAGCAACTCCATCAGTGATTACGACTGTCTCATTCGTGTCCAATCTGTCAACAGAAACCGCATAATCAAGCCATGGCACTCATACCCTTAAAAATTCCACCAGGCGTGTACCGCAACGGTACTGAGTATCAGTCTGCCGGACGCTGGTATGACGCTAACCTTGTGCGCTGGTATGAGAATACCTTGCGTCCAATTGGCGGCTGGCGCAAGAAGTCAGAAACGGCAATGACCGGCAAGTGCCGTGGGTTGCTGACATGGCGTGACAATAGCGGTACTGCTTGGGCTGCCTTTGGTACGCATTCAAAGCTATACGTCATGAGTGGCACAACTGCTGTTGTAAAAGACATTACGCCAACCGGATTTACTTCTGGTATTGCTGACGCTACTGTCATCACCGGTTATGGCTATAACACCTATGGCACAGCTGCATACGGTATTCAGCGTCCAGCATCCGACACATTTACGCCTGCAACCACATGGAGCCTTGACGCATGGGGTGAATATTTAGTTGGCTGCTCTAACTATGACGGAAAGCTGTACGAGTGGCAGTTGGAATTCACAACACCCACACTGGCCGCAGTCATCACCAACGCGCCAACTGGCTGCGCCGCAGTTCATGCAACTGCTGAAAGATTCCTGTTTGCGCTTGGTGCATCCAGCAATGGCCGTCTAGTGAAATGGTGCGATCAAGAAAATAATACGGTATGGACACCATTGGCAACCAATCAGGCCGGTGACTTTGAAATCAATAGCAGTGGCTCACTGAAGTGCGGTAAGCGTGTCAGGGGCATCAATCTTTTGTTTACTGACGTTGACGTGCATACCGCCAGCTATGTCGGCCTGCCATACGTCTATTCCTTTGAGCGTGTAGGCGCAGGCTGCGGGGTGATTTCAGCGCAAGCTGTTGCCGCCATTGATACGGCCGCCATGTGGATGTCTCGATCAGGATTCTGGATATTTGACGGTTATGTCAAGCCTATCCCTTGCGATGTCTCTGACTACGTCTTTCAAAACATGAACTATGCACAGGCCAGTAAGGTTTACGCCGTCCACAACAGCAAGTATGGTGAAGTCTGGTGGTTCTATCCATCGAGCGCCAGCAATGAGGTTGATTCCTATGTCACCTTTAACTACCGTGAAAACCACTGGAATATTGGCGTAATGGGGCGTACTGCCGGCACTGACCGTGGAGTATTTACCAATCCTTTGATGGTAGATGCATCAGGCTACATCTATGAGCATGAAGTGGGCTATGCCTATGACTCTGGCTCTGTCTACGCTGAGTCTGGCCCGATGGAGATCGGAAACGGCGACAACATCATGTCTGTGCGTCAGGTGATACCGGATGAGCAGACGCTGGGAGAGGTGCAGATTTCGTTCAAGACGCGTTTTTATCCGATGGATACTGAGTACACCTATGGGCCATACTCAGCTGCAATCCCGACTGATGTCCGGTTCTCTGGCCGTCAGGTGAAGATCAGGTACACCGGTGCCGTGCTGGAAGATTGGCGGGTTGGTGTCAACCGGATTGAGGCAGTGGCGGCGGGTAAGCGTTGAGCGAAGAGGAAGAGTTTGAAAGACTGCGCCATCATGTGGCAGCAGCCTTAGAATACTCTGGCGGCACTCATAAAGTTGAGGACATTGCTGAAGGGATCAGGCGGGAACAGTTTCAACTCTGGCCTGGCAAGAATTCAGTGGTGGTTACCGAGATCATTGTCTACCCGCAGTTAAAGGACTTGCACTACTTCCTTGCTGGCGGCGACCTAGATGAACTCCGATTGATGCGACCTATTATCGAATCATGGGGAAAAGAAATAGGTTGCAGCCGAGTGTCTCTCGCTGGCCGTAAAGGCTGGGAGAGAACATTCTTGAAAGGCGAGGGATACGAGCCGAAGTGGTTCATTCTGTGCAAGGACTTGTAAATGGCGTACACACAATTACCGAACGGCTTGTTGGATTTATCTAATCCGGCATCCACTTTGGAAACAATGAAACAGAATGTCATTGAGCAGCCTGCTAACTTACTGTCTGTAACTCCAAGATCATTAAATTTACCAACTACTGGCGGTAATACTGCGCCAATGAGTGATGCTGCATTTGCTGCACAGATGGCAAATGGCGAGTCCAACGCGCAAAGCCTTGGAACTACTGGTGAGGCCATAGGTAAAGCAATGATGGCAATGCTGACCTCTCCACCAATTGCAGTACAAATAATGCAGGCACTGCTTGGCCCGAATGGGTTGGGCATTGGAATTGGAAGCACGCCAGGCGCACCAGGCACTGGCGTTGGCTTTGGCGGTACTGCCGCCAGCGGTATGTCTGGCATGGGTATGAGTGCTGGCGCACCGTCAGGTCAATCTGCATCAAACTCAGGCTCTGGCGAGGGTGGCATGAATGCTGGCGGTGGTGGCCGTGGCGGGCCATCTTCAGGTGGTGACGGTGGTGCATCATCTGGAGGTGATGGCGGTGGTGCGTCTGGTGGTGATGGTGGTGGCGCATCAGGCGGTGGTGGTGGTGGAGCCGGTGGCGGTGGCGGTGCTGGATGCTGTTTCATCATGCTGGAGGCTAGATACGGTGACGGCACTATGGACACCGTGGTACGCCGATACCGTGATGAGAAGATCACTGAGCGCAACAAGCGCGGCTACTACAAGCTGGCAGAGGTATTCGTTCCGCTGATGCGTGAGTCAAAGTTGTTCAAATTCATGGTGGCAAAGACATTTGCTGATCCACTGGTGTCCTATGGGAAATGGCACTATGGTCAAAATAAGTATGGCTGGCTATTCAAGCCAGTGGAAAAATTCTGGATGAAGGTGTTTAATGTGCTTGGCACTGATACACAATTCATTCGTGAAAACGGTCAAACGGTTTAAGGGGTAATGTATGTCTAAAGGCGGTTCACAACAAAGTTCAACGAGCATTGATCCTCAGATCAAGGCCAAGTACTTAGAGCAAGTAGGTAAAGCTGAAACAGCAGCCGGTAATCTTGGAGTACAAGAGTTTGCTGGCTTTGATCCTATGTATCAGGCGGCTGAAAAAGCGTCCTACGAAGCAAGCATGAAACCATTTGGTGCTGAAGACATCATGGCGTTTCAAAATCCTTATGAGCAGGATGTTGTCAATACATCGCTTAAGGATATTGAAGAGGCACGCCAGATGCAAGCTCTGAGCGATGCACAGCAAGCCACTGGCGCAAAAGCCTTTGGAGGTTCACGCCAGGCTGTGCAATCAGCACTCAGCAATGAGGCGGCGCTGAAGACTGCGGCCAGAACGTCTGCTCAGTTGCGCTCTGCTGGCTACGGCCAATCAGCTGCACTGGCGCAGGCTGCACGCGGCATGAATCAGCAAGGCTATCAGACCGCCATGAACTTAGGTTTAGGCCGACAGTCATTTGCACAGCAGCAGCTGGACGCGGCTAGAAACCTTGAGTTGCAGCGTCTTGGTATCACTCAGGCGGCACTGTCAGCGCAGCCAGCAAACGTAGGTCAGACAATGACTCAGCCAACGTCACGCAATGTTGCATCAGGCGCATTGGGCGGTGCAATGGCTGGATATCAGCTTGGCGGACCATGGGGCGCAGCTGCTGGTGGTTTGTTGGGAGCATTTGGATGACCAACTACCTAGACTTACTGCGGAAAAACAATCCCGCCAGCGGTTTGCGTAAGCCGATGATGGGTGAAGGCTTTGACCTGTATGGTGGCGTAAAGAACGCAAGCCTTGACATGACTATGCCGTCACCTGATTACGGTGATGGCCTTGGCGTTAAAGCACCTGAGTCCTTTGGACAGATGCCTGCTGCAAAGCCAAACATGGATGCTGGTCTGGCAATATCTCTGCTGGGTGCTGGGCAAGAGAAGTCTGCTGGTATGCAGATGCCGCAACTGCCAGGCGGTAGCAATCTGACCTACGCGCAATTGATGAAGATGTACGGCATGACCGGCTTACTTGGATGAGGTGAAAAATGGCAGATTCTTTATATTCTGGCTTTAATGGATTATTTGGGCAGTATGGTCAATATCAAGATTTATACAATGATCCAGAGGTTTCTGCCTTTAACGTAAATGTGAATACACGTCCAGGGTATGGAAATGCTGTGCCAATGAATCCATATGTTTATCCAATGCCTTTCCCATCTTTATCTGATGCGGAAAACATTTCAAGAGATGGGAATGTCACACCTATTTCATTGATGACAACAGTTGCACCAGTGGATGTTCTCAGTGACCGCAATAGAAGAATACAGGCAATTGATCAGCGCATTGCAAATTCACCAATTCCAATTGAACCTTATGTGAGTCCCAAAATGGCAGATACACAAACAAACTCTAGTTTTATGGATAACCTTGGCGGCCTGTTGTTTGGCGGTGGAGGTGATGGCATGGAAGGTTATCTGTCAGAGAAACAGCAAAAGGCCATCCAGAATCAAGCAATGATGCAGGCCGCAGCCTCACTGCTTAAATCAAGTGGTAGGACAACGCAACCCATCTCAATAGGTCAGGCATTGGGTGAGGCATACGGCGCTGGCACAGCCGGTTATCAGCAGGCGCAGCAGGGTGCTATCCAGCAGCTGATAACAAAGCAGAAACTGGATGAAATGAAACGCGCACAGGCGCAGCAGCAGGCATATCAGAACTTCTTGATGGGTCAGCCTACCGCTGGTACTGAGATCACGCCACAGCAGGCTTTGTCAGTACCAGGTATGCAAGTTGGCCCAACCGTTGAACGTGCTGCGATGATCGGTCAGCCGATGCCGTCTGATGGCACTGCAACTGGTGGCGCATCAGTATTGACACCAATGCAACGCGCCATGTTGTCTCAATTGTCAGCAGACAAGGGTATCCCTGAAATGTTGAAATTGACTCAGCCAACAGAGAAAGCCAAGTTGTTGGCAGAACTTGGAATGAAACCTACGTTGGAGAATCTGCGCCTGCTTGAAAAGCCAGAGGCTGATCCTGAAAAAATTAAATATTTGAAGGCATTGAATATGCCTATCACGCTTGAGAATTTACGTCAGTTGGATAAGCCAGAGGCTTTGCCACATGAGATTCAATTGCTCAAGGCTACAAATATGCCAATTACATTTGAAAATGTTCAAGCAATTCGCAAGTCTGCGGCAGCAAATGTAACTGTTGATACAGGTCAAAAAGGATTTGAAAACAAGATGACCGCCAAGAAGACATTCATGTCTGAGCCGATCTATAAAGATTTCAACGACATGAAGTCTGCCTATGGACAAGTACTGACTGCACTTGATCAAGGCTCACCAATTGGTGATGTTGCTGGCGCTACCAAGGTCATGAAATTGCTTGATCCTGGCTCTGTTGTACGCGAGTCTGAATTGGGTATTGCGATGGCGGCATCAGGCCGTATGGACAGACTTAAATTTTATTTCAACAATTGGGCGACAGGTGAGAAACTGACACCTACACAACGCGAAGACTTCAAACAATTGTCAAACGAGTTGTATGCGGCTGCTGGTCAGGCTTACAACCAGAAGCGTGGTGAATACATTGACTTTGGTAATAGCACTGGAGTGACTTTGGATAAGGCACTTGGTGAGCCTGCAAAGCTACCGTCAATTGTCAGAACACCTGGCGCTAATGCTCCACCGATAAATATTCAAGATATATTGAACAAATATCCAGCAAGGAAACCGTAATGGCTAACCCAACTATTGACGATCTTTACAAGTCTTTAGCTGCTGCGGATGCAGCCGGTGACACGCAATCTGCTCAGATGTTGGCTGATTACATCAGGTCATTACAAGCGCCAGCACCAACGCCAGCACCGTCAATGACTGAGGACTTGAAACGCCAAGCGGGTTTGTCTGTACGTCCTATGGCGCAGTCAGTGTTGACTGCTGGCGGTATGCTGCCGTTGGTAGTTGATCCTGCTGTCAATTTATTCAATCTGGCGGCAGGCACCAATGTGCCGACAATGACTCAGGCAGTGCCTAAAACGCTGTCAGCCATGGGCTTGCCTGAGCCACAGACAGCGCAAGAGCGAGTAGTGCAGGACATGGCAACGGCTGGATATGGCGTTGGAACAGCCGCAAATCTGGCTAAAAAGGCACTACCCATGGCGCAGTCTCAGACAGCGCAAGAATTACTCAAGATGCTGGCTACAAGTCCCACAGCACAAGCGTCAGCGGCCACAGCAGCAACTGCTGCCAGCGGTGCATTGCGCGAAGGTGGTGCGCCACCATGGGCGCAAGTTGCTGGCGCATTGACAGCCGGTATGGTAGCCCCTGGTGGGCCAAGTCTGCCGACAACGCAACGCGCTTTATCCGCGCCGGTGTCTTTAGTGCAGCCATTCACACAAGCAGGCAGAGAAACCATCATTGGAAGCCTGCTAAATAAACTGGCGACAAATCCAGAACGAGCGCAACAAAACCTAAGCCGCGCCGAGCCGCTTGTTCCTGGCGTGTCACCGATGACTGCCGCTACAGCGTTTGATCCTGGCTTGGCATCCGCAGAAACCGCAATCAGGGCGCTGGATCAGTCAGGTGCATTTGCTACGCGCCTATCTGCCAACCAGCAGGCTTTGCTTGACGCATACCGCCGTCTGTCTGGTAAGCCTGGCTCAGTCCCGCTGGCCGAGGCAAAGCGCACGGCAGTCACAGCGCCTATGCGTGAGGCTGCATTTGAGGGTGTGACGGTCAACCCTGACACATTCCAAAGCGGCATCAAACTGGTGGTGAATCAGGCCATCAACAATGTAATGACAAGCCCTGTTGGTGTACGTCAGGACGTTGAAACGGCCATGAAGTTTGCGGCAGATCGAGTTGCGCGCGCAAAGTCTCCGATGGAGTTGTACGAAATCCGCAAGGACTTGGCCGGTGCAGCGCAGGGTAAGTACAACCAAGAGAATCCAAGCCTGCGACTTGCAAGCGGCCAGCTAAAGCAAGTCATTGCCGCCGTGGATGACGTGATTGAGGCATCTGCGCCAGGCTTTAAAGCCTACATGGACAAGTATTCCAAGATGTCCGGCCCCATTGACCAGATGAAGATGCTGCAAGAGATTGAGCGCCGTGTCACCACCGGCCAGCCCAACCTGATAACGCAAGAGCCGGTGCTGGCCGCTGGTAGTCTGCGCCGCCAGCTGGCAAACAAGGCTGATGAACTCGATCTGAAACTGTCAGTGCCGGCACAGACGCGCTTGGATAACATCATTGACGAGATCAACCGTGGCATGGCAGCGACTGCGCCAGGCGTGCGTGCGCCAGGCTCTGATACGTTCAAGAATATGAGCATGGGTAACCTGATCGGGCGAGTGTTCAGCGAGTCCATGGCGACCAACACCACACTGCGTACCATGACGCGGCCTTTGGACTTCCTGTACAAGTTGCCTGATGAGCAGATTCAGCAGCTGCTGGTGCAGGCAATGCTTGATCCTAAGATGGCCGCCATGATGATGGCAAAAGCCAACATCACCAAGGTGCAGCCTCTGGCAACATCATTGCGTGACAAGGCGACTCAACTCGGATATGGCACTGCAATTGGTGCCGCACAAGGACAGTAAATCATGGCAGACAACCTACAAGCCACACCGCGCAACGAGTTGCTGGGACTCTTATCTGATGCCATGTATGGTGGTCTGGATTGGATGAAGTCTCCGCAAAGAGCGCAACAGATGCAAGGCTTGGCGGGTCTGCTGGAATCTACTGGCATTCCGAAAACCACTCAGCGCATGGCGTATGGTGAGCCACTCACCAACATTGGCCGAGCCAATGTGCCATTGCTCAAACCTGAGACTGCTGATGCCTTAATGAATGTTGCGCCATTTGCGCCAGTGGTGGGTAGATTGGCGAGTCGTGCTATTCGCGCCACTGAGGGTATGCCTGTTGGGATGAGTATTAAAGCGGTTAAAACTCCACAAGAGGCAGCTTTAGAGTTAGCAAAACAAAATGCAATGCAAACTGGTCAATCTTTAGATCCATATCCAAGATCATTGCAACAAGGGTATGAGCATGATTGGTATCACGGTTCTACTGGGGATATAACCAATTTTAATCCAAATTTGCTTGGTGAAGCCACTGGCGCTCAAAGTGCAAAAAAAGGATTTTTCTTTGCTAGAGACCCTCAAAATCCTCCTGCATCAATGATGACAAGAACAACAGATCAATCAAGTATTGATATGCTTAAAAAATTAGGCATACCTGATGATCAAATTGCCAAATTAAATCAAGTTTCAATGCAAGGACATGGGGCAGAAACCGCATCTGGATATGCTCAGATTGGCGGTTCTAGAGAATACAGAGAAGCTATGCGTAAAGCAAAATCAGCAGAAAAGCGTGGCGATTGGAACGAACACGACAAGCAAATGCAAATTGCGGAAGATTCTGAAATACAAAGAATGCAAGAAGCACAATCTTTGGTTGCAAAGTATGGTGATACCAGAGACACCATGACCGAAAAGATTAACCAAACATTTTACAGTTTGCAACATCCACAAGCGCAAGCTGAATTGTTAGATAAGAAATATAAAGAATTAATGCCTTATGGTTGGTATAACAGTTATTCAGATGCCCAACTCAAAGGATTAAAAAAAGAAATAAGCCAATTAGTTGGTGAAGATGCAGCTAAATCTGCAATAAACGAAATAGATAAATTTAGAGCTGTTAAGAATGAACGTGCTCTTATTGAAAAAACCCAAACAGGTGGCAACGTCATGCCTGTTGCATTACGCTACAAAAACCCTATGGTTCATGACTTTGGCGGCAAATCATATAGAGAGCAAACATATTCTGATTTGATTGATCAGGCTTTGGCTGGCGGTCATGATGCTTTGATATTGAAAAACACATTTGATCCTGGCGGTGGCCCTGCAAAACTAGTAGATGTTGGGGTTGTCTTTAAACCCGATCAGATAAGATCTAAATTTGCCGCCTTTGACCCATTGCGTAAAGACGTTGCAACAGCAATTGCTGCGGGAGTTGCATTGCCTGATCTATTGGCGGCAGAGCCTACAACAGAAGAATTGCAGCGCCGTCAGCCAGCTTCCTTGCTATTCCCATAAAACGCAGCCACCAGCGGATCGCGCCGTGGCTTAAGCCTATGACCTCTTTCACGCGCCAAGCGGAAAGCCTTATCGTCCAATGTCTCACGCGCTCGATGCTTACGCAAACGCTCTACAGGTGTCAGCGGTAGCGGTCTGTCTGCATCAGTGCCAATGCCGTACCTATACACGGCCACCAGTATGCGGCCTGATCTAGACCATTCCTGAATGTGTACGGTGCCAGCCAGCCGCAGCCGCTTGATCATCTGCTGCGCTGACCTCTCGGTGCAGTACACCTTGGCCGCCAGCTCTGGCGCTGTGCAGCCGGTGCGCTGTAGCAAGTCAATTATTTTCGGTAGTCTTGCTGATTTCATGCTCGCGCCTGTCGTGTCTGTTGGCCTCTTCCTTGTCGGTAAAAACTTTGCCGCACTTGCTGCACCGCCATAGTCTGCCGGTGGTGACCAGCGTCTGTCTGTCACCGCGCAGGCCGTGCTGCTTGCCGGTCATTGTGCGTATCGTTTCAATCAAGTGTTGCGCTCCTTGAGTTTGGCTTCAATGGCTTTGGCAAAAATATGGTGAGGTTGCTTCTCTTTCCACAAGTCTTTGTTCCAGCAAGCATCAATCTGCTCATCCGTCAGCCCTACCCATGTGCGCTGTGCTAAGGCTTGCTCTACTGCTTTGCGTACCTCTGCATCTACATCAGATTTTGTCCACAGATTAAATCGCGCTCTAATCCATGCGTTATATTCGGCTTGTGTCATTACGCCACCTTTTTGTATTTGCCAGACCAGACGTATTCACCGCGTGGCTGCTTGGCCCCCATCTTCTTGAAGAACGTCAGCATGGACTTGTAGTTGACGTTAAAGCGGTCAGCAATCTCTTTCTTGGTCAATCCCTCACTGAGCAATGACATGGCTCTGCGCTGGTCAAACTCCGGCATCTTGCGGCCAGAATTGGGACGCGCACCACCTTTGCTCTTCATCATCTCTGGCGCTCTGGGTTGCAACACCTTGTCGGTCAGGCCGTGGATGGTGCCATGCGCTGGATTCTTTTCGCGCAGCCGGTGAACGCCAGCAGTGACTTGTGCGCTGATCACTGCATTGCGCTTGATGTCAGCAAATGGGTCACCGCGCCTGGCGTGTTCTTCATCTGTGTATGCTTTCCAATCGAATGCGTTGACCATCACTTCACCTCTGTTTCATCGAGCAGGAATTTGACCGCGCACGCAAGCACGATCACCACCAGTGCAATGCCGAGTAGACAGACCAGCACGAAATTCATCATTGTTTCCATAGAAATCCTCCGAGTCAAAATAGAACAGTGCCAGCACCGCCAGCACCAGTAATATGATTTTCACTTCTGAGCCGCCAGCAACTCCATCTCCACTTCCTTAACGCGATCACGCAAGATGGTCAACTCATGCTCAAGCGAGTCAATCTTGCGCTGCATACGCTCACGGGTCATGTTCTCCGCGTGCGTCCAGCCGATGAACGTGCCATCAGTCACCGCCATGCGAGCGAGCTTGGCATATTCCTCGCGGGTGAGGAATCCACCGTAGACTTCCATTGGTGGCGTGCACTTGTTTACTGCGCGGTCAATCTCAATCTGCATTTTTTCAGACATGGTTTTCTCCTTGTGGTTGTGTGTTGTTCCAGGCTTGCACCAGCAGGCTGGCGTTGTATGGGATGGGCGTGACAGTGGACACAAACAAGCCTTTGCCGCGCTGTTTGCGCCCCCATGCGTCCATGGCATTGGCATTCTTCAATTCATTGCGTTTGACGGCGTTGTAGACCGCGTGCGGCTTGAATCCAGCATTCTCCAAGTCTTCCATGGTGCGCGGTTCTTGGCAGAAGTCTTGGAGGTCAGTCATGCTTTCCTCGCTTTCAACATTGCATCTGCATATTTGTAAGCCGCCACAGCTACTGCATCTGCGGCACGCTGTCCCGCGTCAAAATTGAAATCTGCTGGGAACATGAAATCAGGATGCCATCCTTTCGCAGCCAGCATTCCCTGCAACACTTGAGCCGCCATGTAGTCACGCAATGTCATGCCTTGAAAAGTTTTTGTATCAGCAGAAACTGGAAATGCTGATGGGTTGTTCATGATGACCACCATGCTACGAGCAGTGCGGCGAGGCCGATGCCGATTACCAGCGCCAGCAAGAGGTCAGCGCAAGCCTCTGCGCGTTTGCCAAGCCTACGGTGGCTGGCTGCCGTCATGGCGTGTTGTGTGTGATTCATGTAGGGACTCCTTAAAGATGGGGGCTTGCGCCCCCTTGGGTTGATTAGGCGGCTAACTTTTCTGCAAAAAGACGCTTTGACTCTGTACCTTGATCAATGTAGGCATCAGAGCCATAAGCTGGATCGACTTCAAACCAGCAAGATGCTGTCAAAGGCTTACCTAAAGCCAAAACAACATTAACTTTGGCGGCTAACTCTTCAACAATGGCTACAGCATCTTGACGAATATCAGCAAATCCTGTTTCGCCAGTTTCTTCGCACTCTACAACTTCTACGCCAGCAAAAGACTTTTCATGACGAAAACGGCGGCCAGCTGCGTTCTCAATCAAGACATAATATTTTTCAGCAATAAATGGGTGACCGTCACAAGAGATGCCAGCTTCGTACAGATCAGATACTGCGTATGCTTTGTAAGTTGTGTTCATTTTGCTTTCCTTTAAGTTGCGTTGTTGATGGATGAATCATATCATCTTTGACTAACTCGTCAACAACTATTATTTAGACCTTATAAGTCAGTCAAGTATTCAGCCACTACAATGTCCCTGCTGGTCTTTGCTTTCCAGCAGTTGCCTTTGGGGATCGGTTTACGCTGATCCCCTTTTTTCGCTGTACACTTGACGCTTTCCACAAAACATGGTTAACATTGTAAACATGAAAGTCTCACAGCAAGCCATTCAGGACATCAAGCACAAGATTGAGTCAGCCGGTTATCGGATGTCCGATCTCTGCCGTGTCGCAGAAATCGACCAGGCGCAGCTCTCGCGCTGGGTAAACGGTCAAACAGAGCCACTCTACAGCACCGTCATCCGCTTGGAGCAGGCCGCAGACGCGCTCATCACAGCGCGGCTACAGGTACTCAACAAGGCCATGGAGGATGCCGTTAAATGAAGGTCACATTGGGTATTGACTGCGGCTTAAATGGCGCAATAGCGGTGCTGGTTGACGGTCAATTGCTGTCGGTACACGATATGCCAACGCTCACGGTGGACATCAACAAGAAGTCAAAGCGGCAAGTTTCACCGCAGCTGCTGGCTGAGATCATTGGCAACCTCAAACCAGACCAAGCCATTGTGGAACGGCCTGCCGCACGGCCAGGTCAGGGCGTGACGGCCATGTTTGGCTTTGGCCGCAGCCTCGGTGTCGTTGAAGGCGTGCTGGCTGGACTCAGTGTGCCAGTGACCTATGTGGCACCAGCGACTTGGACGAAGGCCATGGGCAAGGCTGCCGGCAAGGACGCATCCCGTCAACGCGCCATTGAGTTATTCCCAGAGATGTCGGAACACTTCAAGCGCGTCAAGGATGAAGGCCGCGCCGAGGCAACGCTGATTGCAATGTGGGGTATCCGCAATGGCTGACAAGGAACGACAGATCATGCGCCAGCACATAGTCTGGCTGGCCGAGATGCTGGAAAAGCAGCGCAAAGCCAACCAGGACAAAGTCGTATTCCTCAAGCGGCTGCTTGATCCCGAGGACTTAGGTCATGCGACAAGCACTGAGGTACGCCAGCTGGCGTACCAGATCATCATCAACGAACATCACTTAGAAAGAGATTCATGGCAACAAAGCAATTAAGACTCAGACCGTCAGCAGCATCTCGCTGGATCGCCTGTCCAGCATCAGCAAAGCTGTGCGAGCAAGTCCCGAAACGCCCATCCGGTGAGGCTGCCAATATTGGCACCGCCATCCATGCGCTGGCAGAAACCTGTTTTCAACTTGGATCAGACCCACTCCAGTTTGTCGGCCAGACGGTGGAAGGCATCACAATGACCGAGGACAACTGTCTGTATGCGCTGGAACACATGAAAGCCATATGGGCGATTCAAGACCAACTCGGCATGGTCAAGGTGGAAGTGCCGGTGACGCTGTTCAGCACGGCGCTCTTTAAACTCGGCGGCACAGCTGACGTTATCGGCCACTCAATCAGCCAAAAGAAACTCGTCATTGCCGACTTAAAGACCGGCAAAGGCTGGGTGGACGCTGACACTGAGCAACTGAAAATCTATGCGCTGGCCGCCATTGCAACGCTGCGGCTTGACATTGATGAAGTCGAACTACAGATCATCCAGCCGTTTCACGGTGAAAAGCGCATCCACATAATGACCGCCGATGAACTCGGCGAGTGGGAAGAGAATATTCTGATGCCGGCAATTGATGACGTGGTCAGTGACGCGCCATCATTTAAACCGTCAGAGTCAGCCTGCCAGTGGTGCGATGCAAAAACAATCTGTCCAGCGCAGCAAAAGCAATTCGATATCGTGGCGGCGCAACCAGACATCACCGTCATGAAAAAGGAAGAGATCAAGGAAGTCATGCTGGCGCTGACACCAGCACAGATCAGCGCCATTCTGGACAAAGCGCCGCTGGTAGAGAAATTCATAGCCGCGGTGCAGGAACACGCATTACAAGCCATGGAGAAGGACGGCATGGTGGTGCCAGGCTGGCAGTTGGCACCAAAGCGTGCAACCCGCAAATGGATTGATGGCAATGCCGCGCGCGAACAACTGACATCAATAGGTTTGTCTGACAGCGACATATTTGAAACAACCCTAATTACTCCTGCGGCAGCGGAAAAGCTACTGCCAAAGGAACAAAGAGTTATCTTGGACGAGCTATCGGTCAAGGTATCAAGTGGACTCACGCTTGCGAGAGATCGCAGTTTGAGTCAATAATGCAACCCCTGTAACTTTGAAAGCGAAACGCAAAATGCTAAACCTCTCTTCTGCTGGCGGCTCTGGAAACTACATCCGCTTCTCTCCCCAAGCCAACGCTTGGACAAACAACCTCGGCGAGGAAATCCAACTCGGTAAGGTTGTCTTTGACATCAATGCAGTGCAAACCGGCTGGCTGCAACTTGGTGTTGGTGTACGCGATTGGCAGGCCGATGCAAGCCTTGGCAAGAAAGGCCCGCAGCCGACACCTGACCACAAGCGCGGATTCATCATCCACTTCTACAACAAGGCGCTCGGACTGTGCGAGTGGTCATCTTCCGGCGTAGGCCCAAATATGGGGCTGGAGAAGCTGTACATGGACTGCGCCGCGCAGCAAGCCGCCAATGCTGGCAAGTTACCTGTGCTGGAGTACACCGGCTCCAAGCTGGAGAAGATCGGCAAAGGCACTACCCGCATCCCGAACTTCAATATCGTGTCATGGATCGACCGTCCCGCTGGCATGGATGCTGATGCGGCTCAGGAGGCGGCACCAGCGCCGGTGGCGCAAGCAAGGCCACCGTTCATACCGCCAGTGGCAGTGCCAGCGAAAACTGCGATGGCCGCGGCAGTGGCTGATGACGAGATGTTTTAAGACTTAGCAGTCAAGTGCCTGGGCGTAAAACCCCAGGCTTTTTTTTCCTTTAAATATTGGCAGCCATAAATGCAAGCAGAACAAATAGCCAAGACGCTCGGCAACGCAAAGAAAGCAAATGGTCAGTGGGTAGCCAGCTGCCCTGTACCTGGTCACGGCAAAGGCAATGGCGACAAGAATCCATCTCTCAGCATAGACATCAATGATGACGGCAAACCGCTGTTCCACTGTCACGGTGGATGCTCACAGGAGGACGTGTTCCAGACCATCAGGGAATTGCACCTGTTGCCGGAACTCATGGAGCGCCCCAATCCACTCGCCAACATCAAACCGATACCGCGCAACGTCTTAGAACAAGAGTGGCAATATCAGGACGAGGACAGGCAGACGGTGTTCGTCAAGCAGCGGTACAAGGTAGGCGAGACAGGGAAAACCTACCGGCTGTACAAGGTTGACGCTGACGGCCGCAGGCATTCAACACTTGGCGATGCACGCATAGTCCCGTACAACTTACCCGCGCTGCTGGACGCGAAGACGGCAGGCAGGAACATTTTCTTGGTGGAAGGCGAAAAAGCAGCGGATGCCATCACAAGCATTGGCATGATTGCAACCACCGCGCACACTGGCGCCGGATCATGGCCTGCGGCCATCACCGAGTACTTCGCTGGCGCTCAGGTCATCATCCTGCCGGACAACGATGTACCAGGCTGGCAGTACGCGCACAAGGCAGCCGCCGCCATATTGCCCATCGCCAAGTCGGTCAAGGTAGTTGACCTCGGGCTGCAAGGGCAGGGCGATGATGCCTATGAATTCATTGAGGCTGGCGCGGGTAGAGAGAAGCTGGTGGCGCTGGTCAAGGCAGCGCAAATCATCACCAGCGTGGATCAGGTAACGATGCCCGAACGATTGAATCCGATCACCAATGAAGTGCAAACAGCAACACCGCCAGCGGAGGACATCGCTAAGGAATTTGAGTCAGAGCCAGCGCCACCGATTCCCACCAAGCCGCCAAAGCAGATCAATATTGAGCATTGGGACTCAATACAAGACGAGCCGGTGAAGTGGATGATTGACAAGGTGCTGCCGGTGGGATCGTTTAGCGCGTTATTCGGGCCGCCAGGCTCATTCAAGTCGTTCATTGCCTTGGACATTGCCGAGGCGATAGCGACCGGCAGGACGTGGATGGGCAATCAGGTGACAGAGTCCGGCGCGGTGCTGTACCTGTGCGGGGAAGGGTTCGGTGGAGTAGGCGCAAGGATCAAGGCCATCAAGCAGCACCACGGCACCGAGGACGGTGCACCGATCTACGTCATCCGGCACCAACTCAACCTCAGATCAAGCGTGGAGGACTTCAACGCGCTGATGATCGCAGTGGAAAACCTTGTCACTGAACTCGGCATCGATTTCAAGCTGATCATCATCGACACCTTAGCCAGAGCCTTTGGCGGCGGCAACGAGAACGACTCCAGCGATATGGGATCGTTTATCTCCAGCTGCGGACGCATCCAGCAGATCGTTCAGGACTGCGCCTTGATGATCTTGCACCACAGTGGAAAGGATGCCACCAAAGGACTGCGCGGCCACTCCAGCCTCTTAGGCGCGGTAGATACAGAACTGGAACTGATCCGCTTTGAGGACTCCATGAAAGGCATTATCCGCACGGCCAAGCAGAAGGACGGCGAGGACGGCACAAGAATCGGCTTTGAGATGGTCAAAGTCGAACTCGCGCCGCCAGCTGGATCACTGCAAATAGGCGAGCCGATCACCAGTCTGGCGGTACAGGCATCAGATTCAGCCAAAAATGATCACGCAAAAATGACCGAGCCAAAAGCTCCAGCCAACAAAGGTGGTGGCAAATGGCAGATATATGAGATTCCATCGCTTTATCGAGCAATTAAGAATAAGGGTTTCATTGAGGATGTAAATGGGGTCAGCATGAAAGTGGTAAAAATTGATGATTGGAAGGAAGAATTTATACGCCAAGCCAGTGCCTCGGATGCATCAAAGACGCAGATAAATAACGCAATTTATGAAGCGAAGAAGCGACTCAAGGGAAATAATTCGGGTGGACATTACGACAAAGTGGCATGGCTCAGTCAAGATGTCATGACGAAAATAGCAAATGAAACAGCGTACAGTTTTAATAAGTAACGATCGGAAGCGATCGGAAGCGATCGGAAATCAGATGCTTCCGATCATCGGAAGTCGGAATCGGAAACGAGAGTCTAGAAGACTCGTAGTTTCCGATCGTTCCGACAGACGCTTCAGTGAATTTTGATAAGGAGAACAGAAATGGCAACAAAGCAAAAGAGCAGACAGCATCCACCAGCAACGAGTCCAATCCAACAAGCAGACCCTTGGACGATTTACGTTCAATCCAAACTGGTGGAACTGGAGTCAGCCAAGGCGGTCAGCGACAGGAAATGGGGAGAAAATCGACTGATTACTTTAGTTGACAGTGGGCTGAGAGAAAAATTCTGGATTCAGAACGCCAGATTGCAGCAAGCAATCACGGCAAAGGATCAGGCGAAATTCGATTCAAGCCTGGCGGGAATGATCAGGGCGTATGGCGTGCTGGATCAGTGGGCAGCCGATCAAGGCATAACGCCAGCCAGCGACAGCATCCCAAGGATTGAGTGGGAGATGCAAAACGGCCAGGTCATGGTGATCACCAGAACTGTCAACGAGGCCGTGGCAATACAGCGGGAGCGTCAAGACATCAGCAATCAGAACATCTGGAGCATGGAAGAGATCGAGGCACTGATGGCCGATGAGCGTATGCAACAGGTCATCAAGATCAAAGCACTATTCCCAACGGCCAAAGTCACAGCATTCAAACCGACATCAGAATTCAAGCTGGGCGGTGCAACAGGATTTGATGACTTTGAAAACGACTTGAAATTCGATGACAATGAAGTCATGGAAAAGAAATTCGACACCAAACTCGCAGGAAGGCTCAAGAATGCAGCGAATTAAACAATGGGTACTGGATATAGTCCAGCGGATTAAAACGGCTCTGAGGAGGGTCTGAGCGTGGCAGGAAGACCGAAATTCAGACAGGACATGGCTCTGCTTGAGGATCTGCCTCACGACATGATCGTGTCCATGTTTGAGGCAGGCAAGTCACAGACCACGATCTGCTACGAACTTGGCATCGGGCGCAGGGCGCTAGAGCAATGGATCGAAGATACCGATCCCTCTATAATTGCGCGTGCGCGCGCGATAGCCGCCGATAAGTTGGCGGTAGAGACAATGTCCATTGCGGATGACATGGACGTGGAGCATCCGCAGCGCGATGTCCAGCGCATCAGAACGAGGCAGTGGCTGGCCGAGCGATGGGATCAGAAGACTTACGGCCTACAAAAAGCAGCCTCGATCAACATCAACATCCAAGATTTACGCATGGCGGCACTGCGCCATGTTGAGGTTGTCGATGAGTTATCCACAGGCGATAGGCACGATTAAGCCATGATTGAACACATTGCCCTGTGGATAACGCAACTCTGCCTGTTTGTTGAGCAAATACTGGTCAGTTATCCACAATTGACTTAACATAATGGACATCGTATTAAATGGAATATGTCAGCATTCTGTAAGAAAGCATATAGATCAATGACTTGCATGAATAGTGGATTGTGGATAACTTCCAGCGGTAAAGTGGCCGCGGCTGGCGCTGGAGCGTGCCGCTGGCTGTGGGCGGCGATGACCCCCCCCCTTGCGCGATTTCGGCGGGGGCGGCTGAAGATGCAACCGAACACCTACCGAATCCCACAGCCTGACGTATGCCGAACATGACCGACCCCCTACCCCTAGCCCCCACAAAGCCGCGCATCCCGAAAAAAAAATCCGATGACTTGCTGGTAAACAATCCATTTGTTGAATTCGTCAAGCTGTACAAGAACAACCCTGTACTCTTCGTCAGAGAGGTGCTGAACACTGAGCCTGACCCGTGGCAGGTGGAATTCTTGAATCACATTGCCAAGGGCAACCGGCGTATCTCTGTCAGATCAGGCCATGGCGTTGGGAAGTCCACGGCCAGTGCCTGGGCGATGATCTGGTACTTGTTGCTGAGATTTCCGGTAAAGGTGGTGGTGACGGCACCAACGAGCAGCCAGCTGTATGACGCGCTGTTTGCGGAGGTCAAGCGGTGGGTGAAGGTGCTGCCGCCGATGCTGGCTGATATGTTGGAGGTGAAGCAGGACCGCATTGAGGTGAAGGATGCCAACGAGGAGGCGTTTATCTCAGCCAGGACATCGAGGGCAGAGCAGCCGGAAGCCTTGCAAGGCGTACACAGCGACCATGTGATGCTGGTGGGGGACGAGGCCAGCGGTATACCGGAGAAGGTGTTTGAGGCGGCCAGCGGAAGTATGTCCGGCCATAACGCCGTCACGTTGCTGCTGGGAAATCCGGTAAGGAGTAGCGGGTTCTTCTATGACACCCATAACCGTCTGGCGGGGGATTGGGTGACCATGAAGGTTTCCTGCGCCGACTCGCCGAGGGTGTCTGAGGCTTACATTGAGGAGATGAAAGCGCGGTATGGCGAAGAGTCAAACGCCTACCGAATTCGCGTGCTGGGGGAATTCCCAAGGAGTGACGAGGACACCGTTATACCCATGGAGTTGCTGGACTTGGCGATGAATCGGGATGTAGTGGCCTCACCTTACGCGCCGCTGGTCTGGGGATTGGACGTTGCACGCTTTGGCTCTGACCGCTCGGCGCTGTGCAAGCGGCGGGGGAACGCGGTGACTGAGCCGATCAAGACGTGGAAGAATTTGGACTTGATGCAGCTGACGGGCGCGGTAGTGGTTGAGTTTGAGGCGTTGCCGCCAAGCGACAGACCCGAAGAGATACTGGTTGACAGCATTGGGCTTGGTGCCGGAGTCGTGGATCGGTTGAAAGAGTTGGGACTGCCTGCACGCGGAATCAACGTCAGCGAGAGTCCGGCCATGGGCGGGACGTATCGGAATCTGAAGGCCGAGCTTTGGTACAAGGCCAAGGCGTGGCTAGAGCAGCGGGATTGTCGGCTGCCAAAGGATGAGCTACTGGTGGCCGAGTTGGCGACCGTTCGGTATATGTTTACGTCCAACGGCAAGATTCAGATTGAGAGCAAGGACGAGATCAAGAAGCGCGGTTTAGCCTCACCGGACAAGGCTGATGCATTCTGCTTGACGTTTGCAAGTGACGCTGTAATCGGCATGATGGGGTCTAAAGCCAGCACCAAGTGGGGGCAACCGCTGAAAAGAAACCTGTCTAGGGTTGCATAATTGATGTAATTGTTTAAAGGGGAAAATTATGAAGATGACCAAAGCGGCGAAGAAGGTGGGCAAGGTGATGCATGAATTCAAGACCGGCAAGCTGCACTCTGGTGCTGGCGGCAAGGTTGTGAAGAATCCCAAGCAGGCCATTGCCATTGCGATGTCCGAAGCCAAGATGCCTATGAAGGCCAAGCCTGGCATGAAAAAAGGGAAGATGTAATGGCTACCATGCAACGCACCATGGCGCAGGCCATGGATCAAAAGCCTGGCTACCAGGATGCCAGCGCCAGCTGCCCTGCTCCAACGCAGGACGTGACGCTGAATTTGAAGAATCGCGCCAAGGCTATTACTAGCGCGAATTACGGCCCTGAGAATCCCGCGCTGCCTAATACGCCGTTCTGGTCTAAGAAGGCCGACACATGGGACGTGAGTATTGATGATGCCAAGCAGAGCCGTTGCGGTAACTGCGCGGCTTTTAATGTGTCCGACAAGGTCAAGCAGTGCATTGCTGACGGCATTGGCCGAGAGGCTGACCCATGGGGAACAATTAAGCTGGCAGACTTGGGCTACTGCGAGATATTCGACTTCAAGTGCGCCGGCACGCGCACCTGTGATGCTTGGGTTGTCGGCGGCCCGAACAAGGGTGACGGCGGTGGTGACGGTGAGAATGGGGGAATGGATGCGGAAGAGAGCGATTCTGAGCCTGATTCATTGCTCACCATCAAGATCGGATCAGCGGATTGATCTCCCCGATCTGCATCAGCACGGTACACGGCAAAGGTTTGCGGGTGATGCTCACAAGCATTGCCGAGTACTGTCCCGAAGTGCCTGTCTATTTGCGAGGGCCAGAGTCCATCATTGGCGGCTTTGACGCTGACCTGAAGGTGTTTGGTGCGGCGCACAATTTCGGTCTTGACTACAACGAAATCATTGACCGTGCCTTTGCCGATGGGTTTGAGTCAGTGATCTGCGCCAATGACGATATTGTGCTGACACCAACGAGCTACCGGCTGCTGATGGAGGATGTAGCACAGCTGAAGGCTGAAACTGGTGAGCCGGTGGGCTGGGTTTCAGCGCGGTGCGATGCAGCCAGGCCGGTGCAGAATATTCGCTCTAACCCATTTGATCAGCGGCTGCACTACTTCAAGTACCCGTATGAAGACGCAATTGTGCCGATGGAATGCCCCTCCCCTATCTTTGCATGGATTGGTGCCGATGCGTGGAGCGCGGCTGTATTTCCACCGCTGAACTGGTACTCGGATGACGTGCATTGCGAGGATTTGCGCGCGGCTGGCTTTCATCATTACCTGAGCCGGTCATATGTGCATCACATTGGCAGCCAGACTGTCGGTATGAATGGTGACGCACTGACCAAGGCCGCCATACCGTGGATATTACAGAACAGGCCGGAATATGCAAAACAGTGGTTTGATACTTAACTTAGGCTCCGGCAAGGACTACAAGCCTGATTGCGTGAATGCCGACATTCGTGCAGATGTTGGTGCCGATTGGGTAGTGGATATTGGTGCGCCGATGCAGATCGATCGTCAGTTTGCCAAGATCATGGCATTTGACGTGCTGGAACACATACCGAACTTAGTGCAGGCCATGACCAACTGCCGCGACTTGCTGGAGATGGGTGGTGAGATGCATATTCATGTGCCTTACGATTTGAGCCATGGCGCGTGGCAAGACCCGACACACGTCAGAGCGTTCAATGAAAAATCATGGGTGTACTACTGCGAATGGGCGTGGTACTTGGGCTGGAAGGGCAGCAAGTTTGAGATGACGCATTTGGAGATGCGCCTCAGTGCCTACGGTCAACACCTAGAATTACCGCAAAATGAGATATTGCGGCTGCCGCGCGCAGTTGACTCCATGTATGTGATTTTGAAGAAAGTACCCTATGAAAACACCGGCATGGCAGCGTAAAGAGGGAAAAAGTCCGAGTGGTGGCCTGAATGCCAAGGGACGCGCCAGCGCCAAGGCCGAAGGTATGAATCTGAAAGCGCCGGTGAAGTCTGGTGACAACCCGCGCAGGGCATCATTCCTTGCGAGAATGGGCAATATGCCTGGCCCTGAGATGAAGAACGGTGAGCCGACTCGGCTGAGTCTGAGTCTGAAGGCATGGGGCGCGTCAAGTAAGGCTGATGCAAAAGCAAAGGCCAAAGCAATTTCTGCAAGGAACAAGAAATGATCAACGATTTGCAAATGACCACCGACATGGCCGCCGTCAATCCGATGGATGACACTGAGTTGCAGGGCATTGTTGCCGGTGAGTTGGAAGATGCCGTCAGCTACATTGATGCCGATGTCTCACCGATTCGCGCCAAGGGTACAGAGTACTACCGTGGCGACCCTTTTGGCAATGAGGAAGATGGCCGCAGCCAGGTTGTTGCGATGGAGGTGCGCGACACGGTGAGCGCCATGCTGCCAAGTCTGATGCGCGTTTTCTTCAGCACCGAGAATGTCGTGGAATATGTGCCGCGTGGACCGGAAGATGTTGCTGGCGCACAGCAGGCGACTGACTACGCAAATTACATTTTCAGCAACGACAACAACGGTTTCATGACCACCTATGCGCTGTTCAAGGACTCGTTGGTGCGTAAGTGCGGCATTGCCAAATACTGGTGGGATGAGTCAGAAGAGGTCAAGATTGAGGATTATTCTGGCCTCGATGACCAGACCGTGCAGATGCTGATGAGTGAGCAGGCCGAGGTCAAGATTGTGGTCAGCTACCCTGATCCTATGCAACCAGGCATTCAAAACATTGATCCAATGACGGGTCAGCCTGGCCCTATGCAGCAGCCGATGCTGCATGACGTGCAGATTAAGCGCACCGTCAAGGACGGCCGTATCAAGATCATGGCGGTGCCACCTGAAGAGTTGGTGATTGATCGCCGAGCCAGATCGTTTGATGATGCTGGCATCATTGCTCACCGTCAGATGGCAACGGTGGACGATCTGATTCAGATGGGCTACGAGTTGGAGGAGATTGAGGAAAACATATCCAGCACCGACCTAGACAGCAATGACGAGTACTTGGCACGTCAGCCGCTGTCCACCACCATGGGTGCCGGTGACAGTTTGAATCCTGGTCAGCGCCGCGTGCTGTACGTTGAGTCTTACATTCGCGTGGACTTTGACGGTGACGGCATTCCAGAATTGCGTAAAGTCTGCTGCATGGGTTCTGGCTACACCGTAGTGCGTAATCTGCCGTCCAGTTACATCCCATTTGTGGACTTCCCCTGCGATCCAGAGCCGCATACCTCACCGCTGGAAGCCATGTCGATATTCGATCTGACGCATGACATTCAGGAGATCAAGTCCGAGGTGCTGCGAAACACGCTGGACTCGCTGGCGCAGTCTATCCACCCACGCACTGCCGTGGTTGAAGGCCAAGTTAACATTGATGATGTACTGAACAACGAAACCGGTGCCATTATCCGGATGCGTGCGCCTGGCATGGTGCAGCCGTTCTCTACGCCATTTGTCGGTCAGGCCGCATTCCCCATGCTGGACTACATGGATTCCATGAAGGAAGACCGTACCGGCATGAGCAAGGCCGCGATGGGGTTGGATGCTGACGCATTGCAGTCCAGCACCAAGGCAGCTGTGGCGGCCACCATTGGTGCCAGCCAAGGCCGTATTGAGTTGCAAGCACGCATACTGGCCGAGGGCATGAAGAAACTGTTTAAGGGCATTCTGTACCTGATGACTACCCACCAAGACAAGCCGCGCATGGTGCGCTTGCGAAATGAGTGGGTTGAGATTGACCCGCGAGTCTGGAATTCCAGCATGGACGTGACGGTCAATATTGGCTTGGGCAATGGCGACACCAACGAGCGCATCCAAGCACTGACCATGATTGCGGGAAAGCAAGAGCAGATCATGCAGCAGTTTGGTCTGAGCAATCCGGTGGTGACACCGGCCATGTACATCCGCAGCATCCAAAAGATCATTGAGTTGTCTGGATTCAAAGATGCATCAAGTTATATTCAAACGCTGCCGGCAGACTTCCAGATGCCGCAGGCCGATGCGCCAAAGCCAACGCCAGAGGAGGTGCTGGCACAGGTTCAGGCTCAGTCGATCCAAGCCGACATCCAGAAAAAGGCTGCCGAGCTGGAGTTGAAACGCGAGCAAATGATCCGCGATGACGATTACCGTAGAGATCAAATGGCGCAAGACTTAATGCTCAAGAAATATGAACTTGAGTTAAAGTACAACACACAAATTAGCACTGCCGAGATCGAAGCGCGGCAGGCTATGGATCGTGAGGCCATGCAGCAGCAGTCAGCAATTGT